TTTGGGGTAATAATAACGGCTGTTGAGGCCGTTCCACTAACCGTAATAGCAGTTGTAGGGCCAACAAAACGGTAGACCGATGTGTTTGCCATGTTTATTCCTTAAGCAGCGTTTACTGGCGCTGGGTTACCTTCAATACGAACGATTTGAATAGTATATACACCGCTTGCTGGCTTTAAAGTAGCAGTAGAGGTCAAATTGCCGAATTGAATGGTTAAAACACCAGCAGCCAAGCAATCAGCTTCTGCAATAACAACACCAGCAGTTTGTGAACCGTTATAACCAAAAACGCAGATTTGGTCGGTAGTCAACAAGCCAGGAACGTTATAAGTAACAGCAGTTGTAGTATTGGCAGCTAATGAATTTGAGGTATTGTCAAAAGTAGGCTGGATATAAAAGGTTTCATGGGAATTCCCACGAGTTACGGTAGTGCTAGACATAGTTTTTCCTTTGCAAAGAAAACCCTAAAAATGGGTTAATTAATTATAAGACCAAATAGAAAAAAAGCCACCCTTTTAAAGATGGCTTTTTCCCTTACATCAGCTCAGATTAATAGAAGCCTGGGCTTAGATCGTAACCGTAAACATAAACGTCCACAGTCGCTGTAGCTACAGCGGTTGTTTGGTTAATGTATAGGGTTTGTGCTGACAAAGCGGTAGCAGTGTCAGTTGAGGATGAAACAGTTACATAGGAAGGAGTAGTTTGACCAGTCAAAGCTGCTGTGGTCAAAACTGCTGTTCCTGAACCGCTTGCACCTGAAGGTGCTGTGTAAATACCCAAAGCAACAGAAGCTACGGATTGTGTTGCACCGTTGTTGTTTGCGTTAGCAATAACAACAGTTACAGGCAAATACAAAGCGCTGTTAATTACAGGCAATGGTGTATCACCCAAAGCTGCAACGCTAACACCTTTAAGAACTGCTAAAACACGCAGAGCTTGTTGGCTGTTAAGGTTCGATGGGTGTGTTGAGTTAGTAATTGCTGGTCCTGGATTAGACATATAGTTTCCTTTCGTTATCCGTTAAATTAAGCTGCAACTCGGCAAGCAAGTTCAGGATACAGAGGAGCCCATCCATACAATACGTCAAGACGAGTAGGAATACTGTCATTGTTGATTGTATATTGGCGAACCACACGCATGCTGAGACCAATTTCTTTATCAGACGCACGTCCAGCAAAGTGAACACCCTCTGGCAACTCAAGGTCAGCTACTGCAAGCGTAAACGCATTGCGGTGGAAGATCATGTTTTGGTTAGAAGTTGTGCCAGTGCTATTGAAGAACGTTACAGCTTGAGCGCCAGTAGAAGTTACAGAAACGTTTTGGAACTGACCAGCGGTAATAACTGCTGGAGATACGTTTACAGAAACTGAAGAACCTGAAGCAACAGAAACAGCGCTGTTAACTACAAAGTTACGCAGTTTGCCGTATGACTGACGGTTCTGTGGGTTAACTGCATATACACCAGCGATGGTGAATGTATCGCCTTGGTTCAAGTTGATTGTGCCTGTGTTAGCAGCAGTCAAAGTGATAGTGCTGTTAGAAGCCCAACCAGAGGTCAAGAAACCAGTTGCAGTTGTAACGTTTACAGAGCCAGTAACAGTCGTTGTGCTGAAGTTACCGTATGTTTGTGCCACAACGTTTTGATCAAGTTTCCAGTTCATGCCAGCGGAATCACGACCCATCAAGCCTTTACGATATTGCTCGCCAATTGCTTCTTGTGGAACAAATAAGCCTTTCAAGCTGTCAACGATAGTTGCAGAAGTGAAAGGATCAACGATACAAGCACGACGGCCATCACGTGGAGCGCCTTCGGAGTCAAGGTATGCAGCAGCTGACAAGTAAGTGATCAAGCCAGTTGGAGGTGTGCCAGCAACGCCTACAGTGTTGTAAGTTGCGTTCTTAGCCATTACCAAACCGTCTCTATCAATTTTATTTGCAATCGCAGCTACCGCAGGTTTCAGAACTCTATCTGAAAACATATCGAGGCTTAATGCCAAATCTTGAGTTGTAAATTGTGTGTCCACATGGAATTGTGTCGACAAAGTTACAGGAACAGAAGTCTCATTGAAGTCTTCAACGTTAAGAGCAGGCCCTGTAGTTCCAATGAAGCGTCCAGGACGTCTTACGTTAACGGTGTTACCAATCTTAGCACCCACGACAGCGAATTGATCGTCATAGTTACGATCCACTTCAGAAGTGAATGTCAGTTCGTTTTCGAGGACCATCAACGCTTCGTTGGTGATCTTCGAGATAGTTAATAAATTATTACTCATCTCATTTTCCTTAAATAGAAATTAGGTTTTACCTGATCCGTCTAGCTTTGCGGAGTTCTTTGTATTGCGCATAGGTCAACTTATCTGTATCAGAAGTTATAACCTCGGCACTACCAGTTCCCTTCAAAGGACTAATCGGAGCAGGCGCTTTTGACTGCACAGCAACAGGCTTCTTCGCTGGTTCGGCAGTTTCCTGTTCAAACCTAGCCTCCAACTTCCCAATCTCTCGTAAGGCTTTAATAAGCGGCATTCCTGCCACCTTATTTGCGTATTCTGTATTTGACGCTAGTTCATATAGGATTTGTGGGCCTACATCCGACTCCAAGATTGCGTCCCTAATTTCATTAGAAACCTGGACGTTACTTGATGTCACTAAATCGTCAAAATCAGGCAGGTTTGGCTTTGCTTTTTCTAGCTTTTCAGACCATAACTTTTGGATTTTGGCCTGTTCTTCCGCAGCTTTCCGCTCCGCTTCCTGCTTATCACGCTCATATAAAGCCTTTTCAGTCGACCACATTGCGAGTGCTTTCGCATACTCAATGGCATCGGTAAACTGATCCGCTCTTGGCTCATCTCCTACAGGATCGATTTCTTTAGGTTGGGTCGATACCGTTTCAAATTGCCGTAAACGCTCCTCTAGGGCTTCTTTTTCAGCTTGAGCTTTGGCAGCTTTATCTTCTGCCTCTTTTCTAGCCTTAGTAAGCTCAGAGAATCTTTTCTCGAGTTTAGGATTTTGTTTCCGTTCCTCTGTTGCTTTTGTCTCAGGTTCTGACGCTGGTTCACTCTCACCTTCAGCTTCAACAATCGGCTCTGACTCAGGAGTTTCCTCAACTGCTTCAGCCTCAACTGGCGCTTCCTCGGTAGCTAAACCAAGACGATTCATGTTCCAATCGACTAAATTTTCACTTGTTACTACATTTGATGCCAACCGCTCTTGCACTTCTGACATGGATAACTCCAAGAATTAACCCAATGAATCCATTGGTAGATTGTTACTTTTTAACACAAAATCTTTATATAAACAACTTTATTCTTCTCTAATGTTTTTGCCACCAGGTTGCGCCCATACTCGGCTGCCTTTGTGATCATATTCTGCCTCATGATAACCTTCCGCATGTTTTGCAACTTTGCCAGTAGAAAAATGTTCTTTTTCTTTATGCATAACTGAAGTATGAAAATGATGAGGACCATTACCAAAATCAGGCACTTTTTCAGCTCCTAATTTGTTTTTCATAAACTCTTCACGATTTTCTGATGTAACAACGGTTCTTCTTGCCTCTTTTTCTTTTCGCATCATTTCTTGAATCTTGTTAACTTTATTGGCATCGGAATGAGAAAGCATTTTTTTACCAACGGCTTGTGTTACTTCAGGGTCGTATTTATCTTTATTAACCAAATATCTATATTTTTCCTCGCCTTTACTCATTTTAAATGGCCCTTTCTGTAGTCTCTTGATTAGCTAAATGTGCCTGTTCATGATCCATTCTAGCAAGTAAAATAGCAACCTGAGCCTTTAAATGCTCAATTTCAATCTTGGTTTGATTGTTAATAACGGTATCTGTTTGCTTAGCAGAGTCACGCATTTCAATATCATGCGCCTTAGCAGTCTGACGCATAAGCTCTCGCTTGGTTTCCGCATCTTCTTGCATCTGTTTAACAGAACTGTTGTGTTTAATATCAAGCTGTAATTGCTGAATAGTTTGCTGTGCCTGCTGTAATTGCGCCTGCATATTCTTAACTTGCATCTGAACTTGTGGCGGAACAGGCGATTTATCGTCAATTTGAGCCATTGGGTTAGAGGCAGCCAAACGGTCAGCAATAATATCTGCGCCTGGAAAGTCCATATTGCGCACAAATAGGTCGCCAGCCACCTGAATAAGCTGAGGATCGGCAGCAAATAGCCCTGTCATAGCCTCTACAGCCTCTTGGC